TTCTTTTTGATATAAGTTATTTTTGTAATCATCAATATCAGCAATTTCACTACTGTTCCAGTCAAAAACAAAAACGTCTCTGTCTTCAAAACACTCCGGTGAAACCTTTACCAACTCTTCTTCATACCAGACCTTCACACTGCCGCCTGCTTCTGAAAGATAGTAGTTAAGCTGAGGCATAATAGTTACTTTATGCTCACCTACGGTATCAAACGAAACCGAAAAATCTCCGTTTATATCCGATGAAATAATATTATCCTGTGAATCTGTTATATAAACACCGTTTTCATCCGTTATCTGAGCATCAAAAATGGGATTTGTAATCTGAGGATAGCTGTTATGTTCATATACATTAAGAAAAACTTCATCACCCGGTGCAGCATATATATAAGCCTCATCAAATGAAGCAACAAGCTGACTGTGCCCCTCGTTATAAAGACAAATATTTATTTCATCACCGTTTTTCAACTGAATATACTGAGGATATGCAAAAATATCCTTTCCGTTTTTATACATAATCGAAGTTACCGATCTTCCCATAAAAACATGGGTCATATACGAGCTGTCCATATAAAAATTTGTCGCTACATTTTCCAAGCCGTACAGATTTTCATGAAGCTGTAAAATAGCATGAAGATAAGTAACACCGCTATCCAAAACAGGTATATTATAAAATTCTTCTCCATACTTCGAAATATCAGAATTGCTTACCTTAACGAGCTGTCTTTCAAAAATGATATTCAAAGGATTTTCACTGTCTGATATATCCGTAACGGTAATAAAAACCTCTACCGATGTATCATCATATTCACAGAATACATATGTCTGAAACAGACACAACATCAGTGCCGCAAATATAATAATTCTATTCCTCATTAGTTTCCTCTCTTTCCTTAATTATAAAGCTCCAGCCTTTTTGTGTTATAATATCATAAAGTGTAACATTGTTAATTTTGTTTTCATTCAGTTTAATTTGCTGATTCTGATTAATAATAATCTCATATACCCCAGCCTCTGCCTGTGACACATCCATAAGGCAATTGGATAATGATTCAAGACTTTCCACCGATATATCAGCAGCATACGACAAATCAAGATTAATCGGAGAACCGACCCCTGAAAAAGTAAGATTTTTAAGATTTTTGCATTTAAAAAAGCAATTTGCCATATTATTTCTGACAGTTACCGGATTTTGCTGACCGGTACCAAGATAAATATCCGCACTTTCAAGTGAAACACAGTTTGCAAATGCTGAAACCCATGTCCGCACAGAGGTTGCAGCAGAGTAATCAAATGCCATAACCGGAGCATTTATCAAATTAATACAACCCATGCATAAATACGACATATTCGGATTTGAGCTTATAACATTAATATTAACATTCGCTAAGCTTATAAGCTCTTGTGCATTCATAAACATATACACACACCTTTCACATATAATATCATAGGACGGATTTAATGTTTTATATGCAGTATTTGCAAATGCGTATGAATAATCACGTCTGTATCCGTTTGCCTGAACACTGTCCCAGTCACCTGTATGTATCTGTAAAATTTTTTTTGCAAAATCCACAGGTTTTATTTTTCCTGTTTCACCCGTTTTAGCTCTTATACTGTCTGCGATTTCTTTAAACCGCTCTTTTTGTGTAACTATCATACCTCGGCCTCCCAGCTATCCCCGATTACAGAAACAATCTCAGATTTAAGCGCTTCTAACTTTTCATCTGTTTTTGACTCTGATTGTTCCAGAATTGCAATACGGGTCTTGTTATCCTCAAGCACTGTATTGGTAATATAGGCATATTCATCAAGATTTTTCTGAAGCCTGTTTTCCCCATGTACTCTCAAATCCTTTTCAGCCAGAAGATTTTCATTCAAGCCTGTAATATCGGAATGTAACAATGTAATATTATTATCAGTATAAGCTTTCATATTGTTAAACAAATCAAAATGAGCTGATTGACTTAAATTGTGCTTGCCTACAGTGTAATCACTGTAAGCATTATTATAATTTTTTGCATCATCGCTGTTTCCTGCAATGCCAAAACCGTGTAAATTAAGATTTATCTTTTCCAATTGTAACCGTCTCCTTTCATCCTACTGTCTCATAGCACTGTATATCCTTTTTATATCGGTAATAACACATTTTCCGCTGCCTTCAAGCTTATATCTGAACGACTTTCCCTCTTCAAATCTTACAGGAATATAAAATTCTTTAAAACCCTTACCCGACACCGTAATATGAGGCTTAAATTCTTTGTCATCAGCGGCAGTATATGAGTTTATAAAAGTATCATCATCAAAAATCCTTACACGTACATATATCTCCGTTACCGCTCTGTCATAGAATAAATCATCCGAAAGATTTCCGCTCTCAATATTCCATTCACCGTTCATATCACAGTTAATTTTTTTAATCTCATAATCATATACAAGATACAGCTCCCCGTTATGACAAAAAATGTCATTAGGAAGAAAAGAAAGGCTGTACCATAACTCAAAGTCGGTATCGTAAACGAATAATTCTCTTTTTCCTGAAAAATCCTCTGTCAAGGCATAATATCTTCTGCCGTCCGAACAGCTTTTTGCACTTTTGAATTTTTTACCGAGCTTTCTCGATATACATACAGGCTTTCCGCCTGAATACTTGTAAAATCCGTTTTGAGAAAGAAAATATAACTTTCCGTTACATTCACTTATGGAATTACAGTCTGTACACCCTATATCAGAGGATATTTTCAAAAGCTGAAAATCAGCCGGTATATCTCCATATAAACCATACATACAATAGTTCTTGAAAACAACAAGTATATCATTATACGAAATACATCCGGAAAATTCACCTTCATCAGCCACCTGAACGCTGTAACTGTCAGTACTTTCACCACTATAATCATAAAATATATTATATTCTCCAAGCTTTGAAAGCATTATCTGACTTCCGTCACTGCCAAGTCCCACAGCACGGTTCAAATGAATTCCGAGCATAGATATTTCAGGATACTTATAAGATATATAGCAAAAATCCGATGTATCAAAAGTATATTCACTTCCAAACTTTAACAATTCCCCGCTTCTCTTTACAGCAGTACATTTTATTGTAGTTGTTGTAGCTTCTGTAACGGTATATGAATAAACATTGTTTGAATTATATCTGAATGTATCAAGAATCTCTGCTTCACTGTTATTCTGTAAATAAGCATCTGATATATGAAATGCCAGCACACTCCCCGGTTCAGGTGTAAAACCGATATTTCTTGACGAGTTAAAAATCACACAGGTTCCGTCATCATTCGACTCAACAGTCCCTTTAAAAACAATATTTACTCCTGTAATATATTGAAGAGCACTGACAGGATTATCAGCATAAATACCTTTTGTTCTTACTGCCTGAAGATTTTTTATATCAAAATACTCTCTTCCCATTCTGAAAAGATTTGCATCTGTATCAATCTTAACAGTATTCTTTTTAAGAGTTCTGTCCGATGTATAATAGAAATACTCAAATGAACCGTCTTCAAATACACCTTCAAATCCCATATATTCTTTGCCGGTATCGTGATTTGGAAATGCTTTTATAATTTTTTTATCAAAAGCTCCAACACTTTCAACGCCTAAACCGCACTCCAATGCCGGATACCCGTCGGATAAAACATTTACACAGTTTTTAAATTCACCGTCATTTACCTTTTCAAGACGGTTTATTCCCATAAATCTTTCTGTTACTGCGCTATGTGTACTCAAAACAATTAAATTCCTTTCATTTTTTCAGCCATAAGCTCAGCCGCATTTATAGCATTGTTCTCAGCCAGAGCTCTGTTTCTTTTGCTTTCTTCAAGTATTTCAATAACAGCTTCGGGAAGCATTACAGTCTTTCCATATTCAATCTGATATGTTTTCCCGTTTAAAGTGACAGTGTCAAAATCAGAACGGTCTCCGTCCGGTCTGTGTAATATATAAGGCTCTCTTTCGCTTGTATCTGTAGTTTTATTTGTTTTTTTCATGTTATTTATTCCTTTCTTTTTATAATTCAAATTGTAATTTGTTCAACCCCCCTGACCCCCCACTCTTGGGGGGAATAAGGGTATGCAGGGGCTTACCCATATCCCCCCAAAGGCTGGGGGTTAGGGGGTTTGAAGCTCGACAAATTACAATTTATCTGCTTGAAACGCTCTCAATTCTCACCATATTAAGATTCTGCAAAATCTTAGCGAGATGATGAGCCTTCCAACCAATTGTAGCTCTCTGATTAAGAGGGTCGGCAGAGCCTGCTGAACCGAGCGGTTTTACAAAAGTCTCCATATTCCCTTCAAGAGATGTAACACCGTACGCATCTGCACCAAGTACAAATGTAGCATATACCTTTTTACCGGACGCTGTTCCTTCGCCCGGGAATATTGTAACTCCGGGCTCTGCGCCTGTTACCTTTTCATTGAATGTAATATATGCTGCACCGTTTTCCCCTGCACCTGCAGAAGCTACAGTGTACTTTCTGTCACCTATAAGTACATTTCTTCCGACAATTGCATCAGCCGCTTCTTCTGTAATATCCTCATATATATTAACAGTTTTATTATCCTCCGACACACCGTAAACCTGAAGAGTATCAAGATACTCGTCAAACGGCTCACCGCCGAAAGTTTTACCTTCGCTTGTTTCAACAAACTTAACACCGTAAAGCTCACCGATTTCACCTTCATAGATTTCCTTTGTATCTACATATTGGTGAGGGTATCTCCAGTCAGGATCACTCATAAGGTCGTGTGCTATATCTGTATGAACAATAGCCACATACTTTCCTTTTATCTTAGGCACATTATTGCCTTTAAGTGTACGGACAGCCTTTCTTACCTCTTCAACAGTAAGAAGGTCCTCCTCTGTAAGCTCGCTTCTTGTAGATTTTCCGCCGGCATACTGAACATTAGTACCGCATGCAATTGCGTCTGCTGTCAGTGAATCAAGAGTTTTTGCCGCCGCATTTGCAAGAGTTTCGTTAAGCTTAAGAACCTTTGGAGACGGGTCATAGCTGTAGAAATTAAATTCATCGGTAGTTGTAATATAATCTCCGTACTGCTCCGGAATTGCATTTACTCTTGTCACCTGGATAGAGCTACCCTTAGGTGTAACACCTTCTTCAAGAGGCTTTTTTGCCTTCGGAAGAGGACTGAGCTTATCCCATGATACGCTCTTTCCCTGCCCCTTAGGAACGCTTACCCTCTGACCAAACTGTTGATGTACAAGGTTTGGTTTTGCTTCTGAAAGAATGTGACGGTTCAGCACCGGAGCAAAAAGCGGTGATGCACCTTGTGAAGTAGTTTTTTGTAAGTTCATGTTTTCGTAATCTGTCATAATTTAAAATTCCTTTCTGTTTATATATTTCCTCTGCCGGAAAGCTTGTCTATATACTTTCTGAATTCACTGTCGGACATATCAGACGGACTTCGTCTTGCATCGCCTGCCGCACCGTTTAAATTCATCCCGTTTTCACTTATACGCTTTACAGCTGTTTTATTGTTTACAGGCTGATTCTGCACCTTACCCATTATAGCACTCTGTACGGTTTTCACCATACGATACATTGCCTCATCCGGATTTTCGGTATCAAAAAGCACCATAGCCATTTCTTTTATTTTATTGAAGTTTTCAAGCTCCGCATTAGCCTGTCTCAGATTCATACCAAGAAGCTTATCTATTTCGCTCTGATACTCATCTTCAGTCTCAAACGTACGAAACGGAGTATTTTCTACCTTACCGTTTTCAACATTTTTAATATAACCGTTAAATTCTTCATCGGTCATATTCTCAACATTAACCGCTTCAGCCAAAGCATTTTTTTTGTTTTTTCTTGTAATCATAGTCTTTCCTTTCTACTCAAATACATTGTAATATTCTTTTTTCGGCGGCGTAACTGCCTGAGCCGCCACGGGATTTGTCATAAGAAAATACCGGCACGCATCATAATCGTGGTCTTCCATAACAGTATCAATATCCTCAGGATTAACACCTGAGTAAACCAACGCCGGAATGGTTCTTATAAACTGCGTACAGCTTTTAAAAACATACATACGTGGTATTCCGCGTTCATCAAACGCCAGTCTGTGATGAAGCTGCATTTTTCCGGGTATTCTTTTATTATCACCCTTTTCAAAATAAATGCCGCATTTTTCCATCATATTAATAACAGTACCGTTAATTCCCCTGCTCTCATCCCATATAGACGGGTCTGCCACACCTATAATTTTGTTTCCATGCTCGTTTTCCTCCTCTATTTGTTTAATTTCATTTGCGATTTCAGAAGGCTCCCATTTTACACCTGTATTCGGCGTATCGGTACACCCGTAAAGCTGCCTGTAAAGATAAGCAATACCATCCTCATCAATCGCCCACCACTGCACTGCAAAGGGCTTTGCATATCCGAAGTCAAAGCTCCTATACCTTCGCCAGTGCCTTGGAATATTAAACGGTTCAATAACATGAGTCCATTTTCTTGACAAATACCCCTCAGGATTATTTCTCCATTCGCAAAACACCTGTCCCGAAAAACTGTTCCAGTCGCCGTAAAGCAAAGCTTTTTTTGTAGCGTCGGGAAGCATTGCAAGATTAGCAAGATAATTGGGGTCATTTTTCAAAAGCTCCTTATTATCCCACACACTTGACGGAATAAACCTTCTTACCCTTTCAATTTCCTGTTTTTCACCGTCGAGAGATACAACAACTGATTTAAAAATAATCGGAGTATCAGGAGGTGAAGGAGTGATAAAACGCTCCTTTACCCAGCCATGCCCTATACCGCCCGGATTTGCAGTAGCACGCATATAAACTCTGACGCCCGGTCCGTCGGCACGGTTACGTGAAAACAGATACTCATATTCCTCCTGTGAAAAATGTGTCAATTCATCAAAACCTATAAATGCAAACGATAATCCCTGATAATTAAGATAGCTGTCACGATTGGGCATATTCCCGAAATAAATCTTTGCACCGGACGGAAAAGTCCACACGTGCTCCGAATTATTAAAAACAGCTCCGGGAAATGCTCTCTTATAAATTTTCTGCGACTTAATAATCAGCTCTCTTAACTGAGGAAATGTTTTTCTGAAAATAATAGCCTTATAATGGGGAATATTCACCTGACGAAGTGCTTCAGCAACAAGTGCGTCACTTTTTCCGCCGCCGGCCGCACCCCCGTACAACACCTCATAATCATCACAAGTCATAAAATGAGCTTGTCTTTGCTGAGGCTTCCATATAATATTAGTCATCTATTATCCCCTCCACTGCCTTTTGTATATCAGGCAGAATTACAACTCCGCAGTTATTTGTTTCATTGATTTTATTTATATCCCCATCACTCTCTTTGAGT